GACTAAGTGGTCAGTTAGCTAAGGAATTGCACTGCGAATTGGTTACGCAGTATCCCGACGCCATACAGCGTGTCGATAGTGAACTGTTGTCCCAGCGTATTGGGGTTGTAGGACATGACCACGCGCATGCCGAATCCGGCAAGATTGATCATGTACGATACGGCGCCAGTTCCCTGGATGATCGTAGGGAGCGCGCGAGTGACGAGCACGATGGCATCGCGGCCGAAGACCATATTATAGGTGGTTCCACCGCTGATAATCACCTTCTGGCTGCGGACGAAAGTGATGTTCTTGAGCTTGCCGATAGTCCCGTTGTAGATGGCGGAATTTCCCGCTCCCGCGATCATGCGATCTTCGGAAAACCGGGATATCTGGCGGAGGGAAGCATAGGTGTTGGCGCTGACCACCCCGATCTTGGAGGTGGCGTCCGGCATCCGCGCGCTAAAGAGCGCGGTTTCGGCGGAGTCCACGGTAGCTTCGGTGGGCGCCGTGCCGCCGGTTCCCACGGCCGCATTGGCCGTTAGGAGCACATAGGCGTTGAGCAGATCGCTTTCGATCTTCTCCGCGATGGCCACCGCGGCGGGCTGCAGATACGTTGCGATCAGATCCGGCGCGGCGAGAGCCTGCATCACGTTCGGAATTTGGAAGGTTGCCTCAGCGTGGGTATTGAGTACTACCTGCGCGTTGCCGAGCGAGGGAGACTGCGTCTGCACGGAGCCGGCCTCAGCGATGTTGTTGGCGACCAGGTTGGGAGCCATCGCGACGTTGACCGTATCGCCCGCGGATGCGAGCACGTTGTCGAAATCGCGGTTGACAAAACCGCCCATTACGAAATTGGGGAATAAAGCCTGAAGCGCCATGGGCGCGACCATCTTCGGGATAGCCGCAACTGCATTGGCGGAGGTGAGGGTTGCCATTGGTAAATCTCCTTAGACCGGCAATGCAGCCGGTGGGGTGAGAAGAAACTGGCGAGTAGGCGAGTGGGGGAGGGGGCGAGCCGGCGACAAACCAGGGTATCGCGCGGCAGATTCGCCGGCTCGCCCTTTCGCCCACTCTCCCGCTCTCGACTTCGTTACCCGCCGCTGTATGCCGCGGCGATTTGTCGCGCGGCTTCGGCGATCTCTTCTTTGGTTGAATTTGCCCCTAGTGAATCGATGTCAAACTCGGTCTTCTTGCCGCCGCTTCTGACGGCGCCCGATCCGCCCTTGGCTTTCGGGGCGAGCAGATAGTCAAACTCTTCCGGAACCTTGGCGCGGATGTAGCTGTCGAATTTAGCCCCGCCGATTACCAGGTCGCCGTCGTCGTCGCTCTCCACGAGTGGCCTCAGTTCCTTGAACGCGCTCCCGCGCGCCTTGGCGTTGGCCCATTGGAACTCTCCAAGAATATTGTCCACTTTACTGTCGATCTGAGCGGCGATGGCCTTTTTATTGGCCTCGTCACGTTCCGTAACGAGTTTGGCCACCTGTTCGGTCAGCTCTTTGAACTTCTTTTTCTTGAAGGGGTCGTCGAGCACCTTGACTTGCCGATTGTTCGATTCGCCTCGATTGTTATCGTTGCCGTTACCGCCGTTCGAGCCGCCGCCATTACCGCCAGCCGCATCGTCGTCGTCTTCGCCCTTGCCCTTTTTGCCGGCCCTGGCGAGCAGTTTCGCGAGCTTTTTGGGCTTCACGTCGCCGAACACTTTGACGATTCCATCGAGACCTTTTAGGGACGTTTCTATGTCTGTGAATTTCTTATTGAAACGTTTGTCGAGGCCGTTGAACATAGTGTTCATCATGGCCGTGACATCGTCTTTCGTAAGCCCCGAGTTACCGGCCCCGGCGCCGCCGCCCGCGTCACTACCGTCTCCGGCTGTGTCGCATAGCGGATGTTTTAACCAAAACTGCATCATTGTTTTTGCTCCCCCGCAGTTATCGCTGCGGCTCGATGTACCCAGGTAAGGTTTGGAATTGCACCTGGCGGCAATTTGGTTTGTTCCCAGCCATATACAGACACTGACTGGCGAGTGGTCGAACTAAAATCGTTAGCCTTTTGGGGCTTCGTCGCGCGTTCAATCGCGCGATGTTGCGGTGCGCTCTTCGGCACTTCCATGCCGGGCGGCTTCCGCTGGTAGAGATGGGTTACACTGTTCGTTATGGAATTACTGCCGTGTTCGCCGTGCGACAACAAGCGCCTGCACACTTCCGAAGATTGGAATAATCATCCGTTCGCGCGTCACGGATACACCCGCGAACTCGGCTGGACTCATCCGCTGCTAGTGCCGGGCAGCGCCACCGCGCAGTATATGAAGGGCAGCGCAACGCCCGCAAAAAGCCCGCCTGGCACTGAAGCGCCGATGAGCCATGCCGCGCACGCGGGTGACTGAACGCTCGAAGCTCCCAAAAGGCTACTAAGCTGAGTTCCCTGCGTTCTCCGCATTCTGCCCTGTGCTGGTGACCGCCCGTTCGATGCCGCGCGCGAATGTGAGCTGTTGCATCTGCGCCTGCTGGGCTTGCGCTTCCGAGCGGCTCGGCGCGGCGTCAATCTCGTCGTACATTTTCTGCAACACGTCCGAATTGGCGTCCGGCATCGAGGCGGCAATGACCTTCTTTTGTCTCTCGCGATAGAAGGTGTCGGACGGGATATCGAGCGACATTTCGATTTCCAGGATCTCGGCCTCTTCGAGTTCCGTGGACATCTCGAAATTGAAGCCGCGCACGTCCGGCTCGATGGCGTCGTCGTCCCGCACCGCCAGCACGTCCATCAGTTGGGTCTGGCAGCCGGCGCGGACCACTTCGCCGAATTCCGCCAGCACGTCCTTCGACGGCATCATGTCCATCTCTTTTGAGTAGCCCGACGATGCTGACGCCGAAGCGGACGAATCGCGGCCCTGACCGCTCAAGTACATCTGCCGGAATAACTCTTCGCGCTTCGCCCGGATGGCGTCGGCCGATGATTTGTAGGACGTGCCTTTCGGCTCGGCGAACTCGAATCCGTCGCCTGGCGCGAGCTGCAGCGCCGCCGATTCCGATAGCGTCTGAATCTTTTCGGATTCAGTCTTGAAGATTGGCACGGCGAGATTGGCCAGAAATAGCGACCATTCGTAGGAATTCTGCAAATTGATCAGCGCCACGGCCGGAAGATAGCCCCGGTTCGCCAGCCATAAGCCTTCCGGTATTTCGTAGTGCCGCACCGGAACGCGGCCCTGTTTCGCGAGCGCATGAGGTCCTGAATCGATGAGTTTGGCCACGTTGACGCTCGATATGCTGAGCGGCACGCCGTTAGGACCGTAGATCGGCATCCCCTGGCCCTGGCTGTCATTGAGTTTAGTCCGGCGCTCGTAGACCCGGTATTCCGTTTGATCGTAATAATACCAGCGGTCGATGCTGGTTTGATCTCCCAGGAAATCCTGGCTGGAGCTTTCCGTTTTGATCACGATCCAATTGTAGTTGCCAAAGTCGTCTACCGACCAGTTGATGACCGAGCGCGGATCGTAGACCATCAGATACGGATCGAGACCGCCGCTGAGCTTCTGTTCGAGCAGCGTGATGGGCGGGTCGTCGCTGCTCGGCAGATCCACACAGCAATACGCCTCGCGGAATACGCACATCGTGGAAAACAGATGCCGCCACAGGTTGATGTACGTCGTTCCGTTTCTGTCTACGTTTTCGAGCCATGCGACATAATAATCGCTCTGCGCCGGGGTCGCCTCCGCCGATCCGCCTTTTACCTTCCAGTGAATCTCGGGCTCTTTTTTGAACAACGTGGCGCGGTAATAGCCCAACCCGGTGCCCAGATGGTTCTCGTAATTGAACCGCTGGCCTCTTGACAGCCAGACCTCGTTCAGCTCCTTCGGCCGTTTCGTCAGGAACCGCGCCCATTCTTTCTGGATGGCATGACCGCCTCTATAGAGGAGGTCCATGGCTGACCATACGTCTTTCAGGTCTTTGTAGTACGGGTGCTGTTTGTCCAATTTGTCTACTGAGGCTGTAGAGGAGGGAGAGGTTTTTGGACGAGTCAGAATGGTGGGGGCGGTCGCCATTTGGTTTTGTGAGCTTCGCTTTATCTCAGTCGCGCGATGCACGGCATGACTGAGCGGATCTGTGTGTCGGTGGCCTTTCGCTGGTAGAGATGGGTTACTTTGGCCAATTACCGGAGTCTTCGATATCGCGCCACAACTTCGAGAGCAGCTTGGCCTCCCGACAATTGAAGACGCCGCCGTGCAATTGTGTTGTGAAATCGTGCATTACGGTGTTGAAACGGTTGATTCTGTCCGAAAGC